TGTTGATGGTAAGTATCCCCAGAATAAACCACTGTTTGATTTACCACCGTTAGGGGTTACTTCTTCAACTGCTGCGTTTATATTTGCCATTTTATTTTACCTCATAATAATAAAAATAAAAAAAAATATGCCTATGTTTAGGCAATGTTTGTTATAGATGCACAGAAAGCAGTGTTCTTTATGATCAATGCTTCGTATATCTTCAATGCAAATTTCTCACTATCATTAGTTTTAGCTAATTCAAAGTAAGTCATATCTTGAAGAACTCTCATCTCAACAACACTCATATCTAAGAAGTACATGGATTTACTGTTTGCAGTGTTATCCAAATACATACTAGGTACAACTGGAATACTTCCAACCATTGTATGCAATACGATAGTTGTGAATCCCCAGAATACTTGAGCTTCTGCTTTTAGGTATCCAATCTTTTGAGTTAGTAATCCTAATAAGTCACTGTATGTTCCACTGTCACAGATTGCTAAGTTAGGTCTTCCACCATCATCGAATGCATATCTAACTGCTGTATTAATATCGTCAAGGTCAATTGCTGTACTTGATTTATCAACAGTGTTAGTTGTACTCATTAAAGTTACGATTCCAGAATATTGAGTTGCGTCAGAACCAGCATTACCATTGATAATTAATGATTCTTGTTTTTCTCTTAATTCTCTAGACTTAACTAAAACTTCCATTTGCTTAGCATTAGGTGCTCCTTGATCTGAAAATGGACCTGTTGCTCCTGCTCCTGGCATCATTCCGTCTAAAACGTATGATGGTTGAGCTGCAATTGATGGACCTGTTACTCTTCCTACAGCGTATAAATACTTGATAGCAGTACTTGCTCTGTCGTAAGTAGTATTAGTTTCACTTAATGATGCATCTTCAGCTGCTGTGAAAGCTCCGCCTTTTGCAGTGATCTTGTTATAGTCAGCGTATGATCCTTGATTTGTTACTCTTGGAATTAATTCTACTACTGGAGTATATTTTCTAGTTGTATCAATAATTCTAGGGTCTACATATACTGGAACCATAGCATATCCTGCTGTTCCTGCTCCACCTGCTTGAGTGGTATGTGCTTTTAATCCTTCAGCATGACGAGTGTTTAAACTATCTCTCATGTCTATATTTCCCATCCCTTTTAATCCAGCTGGGTCTGAATAAACCGTCTCAGATGGTGTATTCAGGAAACTTTGTGCGTATGCTAACGTTGGGTTATTCATTTTGTTTTACCTCAAATATTATCTAGAACATTTCCTGGCTTCTCAGATTTCTCTTCAAAGTTAGTTGTTCCGATTGCTTTCAATTGCGGTGCTTTTAGCTGTTCTTTCATTTTTTCATTATCAGCTTTCAATTCCGCAATATCTTTTGACATTGATTTAATTGTATCTAAAACATTGTCATCTTGTTTTTCTTCTTTAACTTCTTCCTTAACTTCTTCCTTAACTTCTTCTTTTACAGGTTCTTCTTTAGCTTCTGGTTCCTCTTTTTCAACAGGTTCCTCAACTTTAGGTTCTTCTGCAGGAGCTTCTACTTTTTCTTCCACTGGAGCTTCCACTGGTTGTTCAATTTTTTCGTCTGTCATTTTTTCTATTTCCTCACTTTTTTCAAAAGGTCTTGTTGCTTCTACAAATGCATTAGCACTTTTCAAGAATGTCGATTGCATTGTAGCACTAGCGTTCACTGGAACACCAGTGATTGCAACGTTTAATAGTTCAAGACTTTTAAGAATACGAATTGATTTTCCATCAACGATCTCTGTTGCTGCATCTTTAACGTTATATGCTATGCTGAATGCATCAAGAAAACCATCTTTGATGCTTTTCCATATAGATTTGAATTTGTCATGTGATTTGTTAAGCATACACTTAACCCATAAACCTTTAGAATCAACTTTTGCTTCTAGGATTCTTCCTACAGGCATTGATGGTTTACCTCTAAATGTGTCATGTTCTATATCTAGTTTTATATTGCCACCTTTTAGTTGACTAACCATCTCTTCCATTGCATCATCAGTCACTACTTCATTATGTCTGTCAACTTCATTAGTAGAAATGTATCCTGTAACATAATGATTTTTCTCGCTTTTAGTTCCGAACTCTTGATAACTCATTGCATCAGTCCAGAATTTATATGAATTTTCCATTAATTATAACCTCACATTATAGTGATTACTATTATTAAAAAAGAAGAATTTTTGTTATTTAATTTAAAATTGATTTTAATCTTTTTAAAGATAATTATTTGTGAACGTAAACTAACGTGCTTCTACAGTTCGGATGTGCAGGAGGAGCTTCAAACTCTTGTCCTTTGTAAACAAATTTATCATCTAAAGGAATAGTTTTACCATTAAGAGCTGCACATACAGGACTTGTTTTTTTATCAAGGTGAGCATCCCATTGCTTCATAAGTTTTAGACCTGATTGTCTAGCACCATCTAAACTTCCCATGTTCTCTGCTCGGTTAGCTTCTGTGACAGCTATCATCTTAGCTCGTTCAATCCCTACATCCATAACCTTTGATACTCGTTTTTGTAATTTTGACACGCTTTCCATGTTGAATAATCCTTGTGATAATTCCTTCCTTAGTTTCTCTGCTAGTTCATCATTCATTCCTTTAATATTATCGAATGTATATTTCTCTAAGAATTGAATCTTTTCACTATCTTGAAAAAAGTTCATGTTAAACTGGTTCTCTGATTGATCCATTCCTTTAGCATAATTATCATTAATGGTTTTTCTAACTACTTCTCCAAAACTACCAGTACTTAAGAGGTTCACAAACTTGTTGATCAAGTCTTGTAAGATATTCTTTACTTCTACGTCGGACGTCATTGTATTTTGTCTAGCTCACTATTATTCAATTGATTAAGTGCGTTCTTTAATTCTTTAGCCTTAGCTTTCATGCTCGTCACTAATTCTTTTTCTAGATCGTTTTCGAACTTTTCAGCTTTCTCTTCGGGTTTTTTCTTTTCCTTAGTTTTAGGTTTAGGTTTTTCCTCTGGTTGTTGATACATTGGTTGTTGATTAAAACTAGCTTCTCGTTCGAACTTCTCAGCTTCTTTTGCTTCGTTAGCTTCTTTCTGCTTAACCAACTCTTTCACATCAATACCAGTTTCGTCAGCCACCATCTCAGGAGTTTTTATACCCATATCGATTTGCATTTTGTAAAGAGTATGTTGTTTGATATCCTCTTCTAGCTCGTAATCATCCCATTTATATTCTAAATATTCAGATGCTTCCTCTCCCCACTCGCTAATGATTTCTTTATCAATATGATATTTCAATATCTTCAGCATTGGTTTGATTCCTTTTCTTGCAGCAAGTTTAGTTTGTGTTCCACTAACAGCTTTATTACTATCTTGTGTGAAACCCATTTCATCTGCTGTGATTCCAAAGCATGCCCAAACAAGTTTTGTAAACCATTCTTGTTGTTCTATAATCTGCATTACTTTCGGATCAAGTTGGAATGGTGTGATCTTTGCTTCTTGATTTACTATAGGAAATTTAAAAGATTGTTTTCTCATAAATCCAGTAACTTCGTCTTTCACTCTGAACTGTTGATCGAATCTTGCTCGGAAAGCATCTATTTGATCTTTATCAGCACCAAGTACTTGAATGATTCCTTCTGGCATGTTATTATTCATATAGAAATCTAAATTATAATTAGCTCCATAAACAAGTGTCATGATAACATCTGCTAAGATTTGTACAGGGCTAGTTCCATAAATACTATTACTTTTAGGATTTTGCATTGCATAAATGATTTCTCTACGTCCAAACGGCACAGGTAATGCCATTGCAGTTGTTCCATATTGGAAGTATGCTGCTGACTCTTTATATAGCGATCCGTATTGTCTGATCATTGGTTCTGCTTCGTTTACTCCTTCTGGTAATATTTGTCCTGGTTGTAACTCTGGTCCTAGATCATTAGTTGGTTTTACATACTCTGCTCTGTTTCCCATGTATCCAAATGGATCTGGGTTTTTCAAGAAGCTTGCTCCGTCTCTAGCAAATATT